GGCGGCCCCTTGCAGGGCGGCGGCTGCGACGGCGGTGCCGAGGTCGAACTTGCGGGGTTGCATCTGGCCGAACTGCTGGGCCGTGTCGGCCACGCCCGAGGCGATGGTCGGGGAGTTGACCGGTCCCCACGTCGCGGTGCCGACGATTCCGAGGACGTTGGTGGGGACGCCGTTGAGAAGCGTCCACGAGGGCGGGACGATCTGGACGATCAGGTCGGGGACGAGCAGGGCGTTGGTGTTGATCTGCCCCTGTTGGACAATGGTCATGGGTGGCTCCTGTTATTCGACGGTTTCGGTCGGGTGGTCGGACGGGACGACGTGGTGGGCGTGTTCGCCCGCGAGAATGGCTTCTATTTCGTCGGGGTCGGTGATCCGCGCGCCACGGTCGTGGCCGGCGAAGGGGTTGGTGACGACAAGCACTCGGGTCATGGCGGTTCTCCTGTTAGAATGAAATCGATTTGAGGGTCGGGGCATCGGGGTCAAGTCCTCCGGCGATGTTGATGGTTTCGACGACCGCTTCCGCCGCGTTTTGCGCGACGGTCGTGCCGTACTCCACCGAGTAAAAGAAGTCGCGGCGGTAAAGGCCGCTCTTTTGCGAGGCGTCGTCGACGTGCGTGCGCTCGTAGCGAAGCCGCCCGTCCGTCCCGTCGCACAGGGACAGGAATGTGACATCCGACAGCCCCGCGTCGAGGATTCTCCCGAAGGCGTCGCGGACGCGGGGGGAACCGCACCAGACGGTGATGACGAAGCTTTTCTTCTGCCGCTTGATCTCCCGGACCAGCCTTCCGACCGCCCCGACCCTCGCCGCGAGCGACGTGGCCCCCGGAATGGTGATGACCGGCCCGACGCTCGTGGCCGCAGTCAGTGAACTAATCATGGCGGCCAGGGCCGTGGCGACGCTGGTCGGCGTGTCCGTCGCCTGGAGCGGATGGACGAATCCCTGGTTGTTGACGATGACGGCGGCGTTGAGCGGGCAACTGGCGCTTCCTCCGACGGTCACCGTTTTCCCCGCGACCGTCATGGCCAGGGTGATGTTCGGGACCGGCAATTCCCGCCATTCGGTTGAGTAGCGGGTGAGGTTTTGCTCCGGGTCGAGCGGAAAGACCGAGATGTTGACGAAACCGGCCTTCAGGTCGGCGTCGAGGCCGGACGGGACGGGCCAGCCCCGGAACACCTTGCACTTGTCGCCGGTCGCCGAGGCCGCGCCGGTCCCGTTCGGGTAGACGATCCGGGTGACGACGGAGACGAGGACCGACTCGACGGCGCTGCAATCGGGCACGGGGCTAATTCACTGGTTGTTGACGACGGTGGTGAGGTACTTCAAGTCCCCGTCCGAGAGCGCCTCGCGCCAGAAGCTCATGCGCTTCACGAAGCCGTTGGTGGGCAGCAGGCCGGAGCCGTTGTTGGTCGCCCCCGTGCCGTGGGTCAGGCCGAGGTCGGTCTGGCGGTACTTGACCGTGGAACTGGTCGTGATCTGGCCGCCGTTGATGCAGATGGCCGCCCCCGTGCCGTCGAGCCGCACCGCGATCTTGTTCAGGGTGCCGATCCCGGTCACCACGCTGTCGGCGGAGTTGAAGCTTCCCCCCGCCGCCGTGACGTTGACGGGGCCGCCTCCCGGCGCGCCGGTGACGAAAATGTTGCTCACGTCGTCGCCGTAGATGATGTGGCTGCGAATGGTGTCGTAGTTGCCGCAGTGCTGGATCAGCAGGGTGACGGGCGTGCCGAAGTTGATGTCCTTGAGAAACCGGTATCCGTCGTTGACCGCGATGCCCGCCCCCGTTCCGGTGGCGTTGAACGCCATGTATTCGGGGCCGCGCGCCACCGCCGCCGTGGTGGTGAGGATGGGCGAGGTGGCGAACATGTTGCCCTCGCACTGGTTGAAGTCCACGGCGATCTTGTCGCCGGAGGTTCCGAGCTTGAAGCCCACCACGCAGGACAGGAGGCCGACTTGCGCGGGGACGGAAACCTGAGTGTAACCGGCGCTGTTGATCTGGCTGGTGACGTCGGTGTAGGTCACCCCGTCGAGCGTCATGTAGATGGTGCCCGTGCCGACGAGCCGCTTGACGCATGCCGAATAAACGTGGTTCTTCCAGGTCAGGTTGAACGTGGCCCCCGTGCCCGAGCCGCCGGTCACCGAAACCGGGTTGGACGGCAACACCGAGTAAGAGCCCTGGTTTGCCTCGGTGGCAAATGAAGCCGCCGTGACGACGCCGCCCGAAACACCGGATGCGGTCAGGGTGACCGCCGTGGTTGATGTGCCGCCGGTCACCACAAGGGAGTTGCCTTGCGTGTATCCTGTGCCGCCCGCGTTTACAGCGGCAATCCAGGCCGACTGCTTGACCGCAATGGTCTGGAGCACCGTGGCGTTGTTCGCCGTGGCGAGAATCGAACTTGCGGCGCTGGCCGAGCCGTTGGCCCCGGTCTGGTCCTTGAGCACGGTGGCGTTGGTCGCAACCCAGGCCGCGTTCGTCATGTCGCGGCACCACAGGGCGTAGTTGGTGAGCGTGCCGTAGCCCTCGGCCCACGCCCCGAAGCCGGTGCGGCGGATGCCCGCCTGGGGGAATGACTTCCAGATGCCGTCGGTGTCGGGCGCGAAATACGTCCCCGCCGCCCCGCCCGCGTTGCCGCCGCCCATCAGTCCGTACCGGACGGTCTGGCCGGAGGACGAGGCCATGCCGACGAAGCCGCCCCAGTAGCGGTTGCCCGCGAAGTCAAGGTCGTACTTGGCCCTCGGGTAGACCCAGCAGGGCGCGTCGGTGAGCGGGTTGTTCGCCCTCATTACTGGGCCAGTTCCAGGATCGGGGTGAACACCTCGCCGTTGCCGGGGGTGTAGGCCGCGCGGGCTTCGATCAGGTAATAGAGGTTCTGCGTGCCGGTGGCGGGCTTGAAGTTGATGACGCCGTTGTAGGGCGAGTTGTAGCCCATGGCGGAGTCGGTGAACACGTCGGTGATCGTGACGTCCGCGAAGCCGAGATAGCCGCTGGTGTTCGTCAGGTACGTTCCGCCGTCCCCGTTGGTCACGGTCGGCTGCGAGTTGTAGAAGCGGATGCGGAAAATGGCGCCCGTCGATCCCGCCACGGATTTCTTAAGGCCAACCCGCAGGATGGTGCCCGGAATGTCGTTGCCGATGGCGGCGGCGATGGTCGGGTAAGTGACGGAGCCGGCGGTCGTGCTGTTGGCCACAAGCTGCCCGGAGGCGTAGGCCGTGGTGTTGGCCGGGCGGGTGGTGGTGTTCCCGGTGACAGGACGGGGCGTGGAAAGGAATACGTTGTTCGTCGTCCCAGGCGTGGTCTGGTCGATGCCGACTTTTCCGATCAGGTTTGCGCCCGCCGGGATAGCCGCCTGACACGCCGTAAGAATGGAGGCGAGTGTTTGCAGCGACCGCTTGAACAGGGAGATCAAACTGAATGTGCCGGAGTCCGTCGTGGCCGCGGCGTCCGCCTTGGCGCCGACCGTCGCATCACTGCCGTCCGCGACGGTCACGCCGCCAACCACGTTGGAGCCAGCCCCGAGGACCGGGGCGGTGAGGGAGGTCAGTTGCGCGGCCGAGAGGACCACCGGCAGCGAGTTGCCCGCGACTTGCTGTCCGAGGGCGAAAGAAGCCCCTCCGACTTTCGTGACGTCGGCGGCGACGAGGTCGGTCGTTCCGTGCGCGGTCTGGTCCGTGGTCACCTTGCCAATGATGTTGGAGCCGGACGGAGTGGCGCCCTGCAGCGCGCCCAGGACGGACAGCAGGGTTCCCTGTGTCGCCGGGGCGATGATGGCGCCGGTGTTGTCGAGGATGGGGTGGGCGAAGGAGAAGTTCGTGCCGTCGGTGTAGGCGATGACGGGCTGGTTGGTTCCGGCGGCGTCCTTGATCGTGAGGGTCGTCTGGGTCCAAGTCATCTACATTGCTCCTGCTGCTAATCCGGAATTGCCGGTGTTTGAAAAATCGAATGTGCCGCCGGTCGTCGGGCCAGCGATCGCGGCCAGAAAATCGGCGATGCTCGCCACGCAGACCGCGTTGTTCCGCGACAGGACGACCGAGTCCGTCAGGAACACGGGCGAGACGCGCGGGGCGGCGGCGATGTTGTCTCCGGGTTCGCCCGGCGCTCCGGGAGGCCCCTGGAGGCCCTCTGTGCGGACGATGATCCTGGCGGGCGTTCCCGTGATGTCGGTCATATCGTTGTCGTCTCCTGAAGGACCGTGACGCTCCCCTGCATCAGGCGGACGGGAGCGCCGCCGGAGTCGCGGAGCTTCAGGTCGTAAACGTAAGTTCCCGGATTGAGCGGGGAGGTGTCGAAGTCGGGCGTGATCGCCCCGTTCGGGCCGTCAATCGCCAGCCCGCCGTTTTCGGTCGTCAGCGTGAGCAGCGCGCTGGGGTCGCCGATGTTGACCCGCACCTGCATGGCCGCCGTGCAGCCGGTCAGGTCGAGAGCGTTTCCGTCCGAGCCCTGGATCAGGTATGACTCGCCGAACGCGGCCCCCTGTTCGATGGTGATGTCCCAGCGTCCGGCGGTCATACGGTTGCCATGGAGGCGGTGATCCGGTAACCGAGGTCGGTCAGTTCCGGGGAACTCACGACGTAACGGCGTCCCAGATCGTCGGCAATCAGGTCGCCGTAAACCACCGGCCCGGCCGATGCGGGCATCAGGATGGTCCACCACGGGAGGCGGGTGTCGGCGGGCAGCCCGGCGTCATTCTTCTCGCCCTTGGTGCCCTGCAGGATGCTGCACGGGACGCCGGAGGCGAAGGGTGTTTCGTTTTCGGAGGTCATGCCGGAGTAGCCTTGCGCCCCGACGGTGTTGTCGGTCTGCACGCGGCTGAGCGTGACGGTGCGGTTGCACTCCACCACGAGGATCGGGAGCAGCGGCTGGAGGGCGGCGATGAAGAATGTCCCCTGCGGGCCGACCAGGTAATCTCCGGCCAGGAGTCCGTTCCCGTCAACCAGCGCGTACCACGTCGGTTTGCCGTATTTGTTCGGTTTGCCGTATTTCATGTCCTCGGCGTTCAGGGAGACGAACCGTGAGAACAGGACGGAGCCGGGGAAGCCGGTGTCGTCGGGCCTGCGGATGTCGAACATCGTCCCGAGCCGTCGGGCGGCCTGGGCGTATCCCCGCCAGACTTTGGATTGGATCAGCGCCTGGTTGGTCATGCCCGGACGACGCGGCTTCCCGTGGCCAGTTGCGGGCCGGGGGCAAAGCCCAGAAAGTTGCACAAGTCTCGTCTCAGCCAGTTAAAGAGGCTGACGCGGTCGCTCACTTCGCTCGAATTGCGGGTCCACACGGCGGCCTGGGCGGTGTCGAGGTTGTCGGCCGCGCCTTGAATCTCCTGTTCCCGGAGGGCAAGCGGCGTCAGATAGGTGTCAATGACGACGCCTTCCTCCTCCGGGCTGAGATGCGAGAGCCGGTAGTCGAGCGACAATCCCATGTAACTCACGGAACTATACACAAGCTCGCGGAAGGGATTGCTCGCGGAGTCGCCGGACACCGAATATCCCATCCAGCGGCGGCAATCCACGAGTTGTCGGGCTGTGAGCGCCATTTGCGTCAGGCGTGCTTCCAGCCGGCGGTTTTGTGGGCTTCCACGGTGGTCGGATGCACATGGAGGTGTTCGCCGTCCTTGCTCATCTTGACGAGGCCTTCGGTTGAGGCCTCTTCTTCGGCGGCTTTCGCCTCCGCTTCCGCCTTTTTCGCTTTTTCCTCGGCTTTCGCCCTGGCTTCATTCGCTTTCGCCTCGGCGGCTTTCGCCTCCGCTTTTTTTGCCTCTGCGGTGTTGTCTTGATTGTCTGCCATACGTGGTCTCCAAATGTTAAACGGGCGACCACTGCCCGGAGGCCGCGGTCACGCGTCGGGTGGGGAAATGATTAGCCGATCAGCGTCGTGATGTTGTTTGGCTTGATGGCGTTCGCGCCCCAGGCCAGACCGATCAGGAACAGTATCTGCTTGAACTGGCGATACACAGACACTTCAAATGTAATGCCGGAAATAGGGTCGGTGAGCAGCAGCACGTCGTCCGCCGCGTCCATCGGTTCGCCGTTCGGACCGAGGGGACGTGCCGGGGCGCGGGTGATGAGTTGGATGGCCGAGCGGGTGAACGCCAGATTCGGCGTGTAGCTGTTGCCGACAGTCATCGCGTTCGCGGTGGCGATGGTCGTCAGGGCGCCGGGAGCGCCGATGACGATTGTGCCCGGAGCGGCCACACCGGTGTTCACAACGTACTTGTTATTGGCGTCCGCCGCGAAGGTGACGACATCGCCCGCGAGAACCGTGCCGGTGCCGGTCACCAGCGCGATGCTGTTGACGCCGGGAGCGGTGGAGCCGGAAGTCACATACGACGCGCCCGTGCCCTTGGTGACCTGCTGGATGGCGTTGCTGTTGTGCAGCATGAAGCCATCAAGGGGCACCTCGGCAATCGAGCCGGTGCGGCGGAAGGCATCGCTGCCGTTTTCGTTGGCCTTCAACAGGATGGTCTGCTTGCCGCGCAGGTTGGCCACTGCGGCGGAGCCGAGCACGAGGTGCAGGTCGCTTTGAGGGCAGCCGTTGTCGTCGAGGATTTTCCTGACTTGGGCGGCGTCCGACAAGTCGCCTGCGGTGCCGAACGGGGCGGTGCCCGCCGTGCCATACGCTCGTGACGCGCTTTGATAACCGGCGTTAAAAAGGTCGGTTTCAACCGCGTTCACGATGGTGCGGAAGCCCTGCTGGAATTGCTGGGAGAGAATGCTGTCATATGTGCCCGCGTTCTTGATTCCCTTTTGCTGCTCGCCGTTCCAGCGCACCGGGTAACTCTTGCTCTTTTGAATGGTCATCGGCACGTTGCCCACGGTCTGGTCGCCATTGTCGGGCGAGGTGACGGCGGGGGTGTTGTCGATCAGCGTGCCGGGCTGGGTGATCGGAACGAGGATGGACTCGTTGAGCGCGGCGCGTTCGGCCGAACTGTTTCGGGTCACGGCGGGGATCATCCCCACCATCTCGCGGGACACAACGTCCAGGGATTCGTAGAGGACCGGAATAAGGCTCGTGAGGGTGTTTGCCATGGTATTGTTCTCCTTTAAAAGAAAACCCCGCCGGGATTGGCGGGGAGTTGCGGGTTAAAATTGCCCCGCCAAAGCGGGGGTTTCCTTAGTCGACGATTTCTGATTCGCGGGCTGCCTTTGACTGCTCGACAGGTCCCATCGCGTCAAACGTCGCGCGGGTGATCTGCCTCTTGCCGCCGGCGCCGGCGCCGGAACCGCTTGCGCCGCCGCCGGAAGCCCCCGAACCCTTGAGGATGCTGTCCCGGTAGGGGTAGGCGTCCACGAGGATTTCCAGGGCTTCGTCAAATTCGGCGACTTCGCCCGGACGGGAGCGGCTGTAGACAAGGTTGCCGTCGGCGCCCTTCGCCCGGATCTTGCCGTCTTCGATGGTGAAGTTCGAGCCGAACCGGGCCTGCGCCAGGTCGACGGGGATGGCGAGCTTGTCGGCGATGAATTTGGACTTGCCGAACGCGCCTCCGAGTTTCTCCGAATGAAGCTCGTTTTTCACCGAGCCAAGCTCTTCCACGATGGGCCGGTACTTCTTCTCCTGGGCTTTGAGTTGCTCGTCGAAGGCTTCTTTGGCCTCCTTCTTGACCCGCTCCACCTCCCCGGCGTCGATCAGCTTCTTGTCGTCGAGGTTGCGGACGGTTTCGAGCGCCTTCAGCGCCTTGGCCGGGTCTTCGATGCCCTCGAACAGCTTGAGCTTTGATTCGGCCGCTTCCTTGGCTTCGCGGTGCGCCTTCGCCTCGCCGTTCAGGCGTGCGATGGTGTCTTTTGTTGCCGGAGCGTCGAACGCAATTTCCTTGCCGTCCGCGTCCACATACACAGGCTTTCCGTCCTGCACGACAACCGCGCCTTTTTCGTCAAGTTTCAGTTTCATCGGTAGTCACTTTCTCGGGCATCCGCCCGTCTCGTGGGGTCATCCGACCCCGGTTGCACCGCTTCGCATCCGCTCTGCGGCAATTCTTTAAACGCTTACCTTCTCCTGCCGCTCCAAATCCGGCTTCTCCAGCTTCGCGGCGGCGATTTCCTTCTCCACGTCCACCTCGGGGCTGAGCGTGCCGCGCCGTTTAAGTTCGTTGAGCAGGGTGGCGTGGCTGAGGCTTCCGTCCGCCTTCATTTCGAACAGCAGCTTGGCCGAGGCCTCCGCGAGCGTCGCCACGCCAAAGTCGCTGAAGATCGAGACGTGGCCGCCCTCTTCCTCGCCGACGAACTTCGCCATCAGGTCGAGCGCCTGGTCGAGGCCGTCTTCGAGGGACTGCATGATTCGCTGCAGGTCGCACATGCCCTGCTCGTTGTCCGAGACGGTCTGCACCTCTGTCGTGTTGCCCGGTTTGATGACCAGCAGTTCGGCCCCGACCTGCCGCATCTGGTCTTCGAGGTCGAGAAGCGACATTCGACCGGCCTCGATGGCCTTGCCGGTGTGTTCGACGTATTTCATGTCGGCGTGCTCGCCGGACGCGGTGATGAGCGACCCCATCCCGACCACGATCTTGGTTTCCGGCCCCAGGTCCTTCGCGAACAGCACGGGCACGCGGGCCACATGCAGAATGGTCTGCTGGTCGCTCTTGCTCTGCCAGTGCTCCACGTTCATGTGGGCCAGTTCGAGCATCGGCGGGACGCCGGTCATGAAGCCCTTGCGGAAGCCATAGACCGGGATGAAGGGAATCACGTCGATGCTGGTGGTCCCGGCGTCGTGTTCGCTCCAGGCGTCCGCGCCAGAGGCCGTCTTCTTCTTGCGGTACACGGTCCACTTGCCGGGTTCCAGCACGCGGACCTGTTCGATCAGTTTTTCGCCGAACAACCCGTCATTCTCGTTCACGGCCTCCAGCAGGCGGAGTTGGGTGAGCAGCGTGTGGCCGCCCTTTGTTTCCGAGCGCCAGCCGAGGATGGCGTTATGCCGGACGTGGACGAAATAGGGTCGAACCCCGGCCCGTTGTTCGTCGGCGCGGGTTTTCACCCCGTCCGCCTTCGGGCAGTCCACGAGGATGCCGCACAGCCCGTACCCGAGGGCGTTCGCGCACAGGTCGGCCGCGAAGGCGTGCAGGTTGCGGCCTTCGAGATCGACGTTCTCCAGCCAGGTCCTGACTCGCTCCGGCACGTCCTCGCCAATCGTGATCGGCTTGCTGAACGGCTTGCCCGCCAGCACCGAAATGGTGCGCGAATAAGCCGGGAACAACGTCGCCGTGTCCCGCCGGGACTTGTAGGCTTGTTCGTCCTCGGCGGGCCATTGCGGCAGATGCCTTTTCCCGGCCTTTCGCATCGCCGCCGTGCCGCCCATCAGGTCTTCGGCCAGATTCCACGCGACAGACATCTCGGCCACCGTCGCCGACTGTTTGGCGACATCGTTCAGTTCATTGCCCGTCATTCACTCTCACATCCTGAGCGGGGTCACCGTTGCGGTCCCCGGTCCGTCAATCAATAATTCCGTCGCCGCCCACACGAGCGCGTCCACGCGGTTGGGGCTTCCCTTCGATTCGAGGGGCACCCATGTCACCATTTCGTCCTCCAGCCCGACGAACACGCCGCAGTGATGCATCCGTCCCTGTTCGTAAAGCGCCGCCACCGGCTCCGCTCGCGCCTGTTTGCCGCGCGAGGCATGCACCAGTTTGACCGGCGCGTTTCGGTCGACGACACGGATGGTGCTTTCCACCATCGCCCCGCCGAAATTCGCCTCGGCCACGATGCGGTCGGCCTTGAACTGCCGGTACAAGGCAACGGCCTTGCTCGCCCATGTCTCCGGCGTGTACCTGCCGGAATGGTCGGCCAGCACATATCCGTGTTTCTGGGCGTCGATGCCGACGACCACCAGCCCGACCTCGTCGTTCTGAATCCCGTCGCCGCCCGAGGGATCGACGGCCACCACGATCCGAACCATGACGGGCAATTCGCCCCGGCGGCGCAGGTTGTCGATCTGGTCGCGCTTCCAAAGCGCCCCCGGCACTTCGGCGCTGAAGGCTTCCTCGGGGGTGGCGGGGTATTCCCGCCGAAAATTGTGTATGCCGTTTAACTCGACGATCTTTGCCCGCCGCCAGGCGATTTGTCCGTCATCGAGGCCGTATGCGTCCTGGTAGGCCTTCTCGTCGGCGGTCGGCTCGAAGCCTTCGCCGGGTGTTTTTCGGTACTCGGGCTGCCAGAACCACGGGATGAACACGAGGATGTACTCGCCCTCTCCCCGCATCGCGGCCGCGCACATCGCGTAGAACAGGCCGCTGCGGCCGTTGGAGGTGCTTTCGAGAATAACCTCCGTGCCCGGCTCGTCGGGAACGGCTTGAAGCGCCCCCGCGACGTGCGTGTCGGCGTTCTTCCAATAAGCCACTTCCGAGCCGTGGAAGAGTTGAATCGTGTCGCCGCGCCCCACCCCGACGCTCCCGGCCGTGCCGACCTTGTAGCCGCTGTCGAGCCTGTCGAAGACCAGTTCCTTGGCGTTCGACGCCCGGAGCGAAGGCCGAAGGACCGGCGGGCAATGCTCGTAAAATCTTTTCGCCATGCCGAACAGGTTGTTCGTGGCTTCGTCGAGATGCGTCAGGATGAACGCCTTGAGGCCGCCGAAATGCGTGACCTTATGGAAGAACCGCCCCTCGGTGTAGGTGGAGCACCCCTGCTGCCTGCCCTTCAGAACCAGCGCGCGGACCTTGCCGGTGTTCGCCCGCTGTGTCTCCAGTCGGGCGTGCAGGTACAGTTGGGCCTCATTTAGCCGGAAGGCGTGGACCTTGCCGCTTTTCGAGCGGATCGTCAGGCAGCGGGGGGCGTAAAACTTGAAGTCGTCCCGGAATCGGAGCCTGAGTTCCCGTTCACGCGGGTTCATCGGCCAGTTGTTTCAGCGCGTCCTCATGGGTCAGGCCGAGCCGTCCGCTGAGTTCGAGCTTTGCCTTCTCCCCGAATAATTCCGGGTGCTGTTGGGCGGCCAGTTTGAACCGGGCTTCCACGCGCAGTTTCGACCTCGCGACATACTCGCCGTTTAGCACCTCCTGGCCGCGCACCTTCTTCACGTCGCCGCTCGAATCGTCGGCGATGTCGAGGATGTCATCGACCAGCGCATGAGCCTGGGATTGACGCGCGTGTGCGTAACTGCCCGAAAATGCCTGGTATGTCTCATCCCCACGCTCTCCCTTCACGACCCATAGCAGGACTGTCGATCGGGTCGGCATTTCTTCGGCAAGGCAGATGCTCGAAAGGCTCAGGCCTTCAGCGAGCAGCGAGCAGATCGTGTCGCCGAGTTCGACGGTGTAGCTGGTCGGGCGTCCAACCTTGGCGGGTTTCTTGGTCATGTTTGTTTCGTGGCTGTTTGATACCGGGCTGTGGCGATGGCGTCCTTGTCGGACTTGAGCTTCGCTTACTGTGGCCGGCCCGGCAGGCGGCCAAACTGTGGAAATGAAAAACCCCGCTCTGGGCGGGGCAAAATCAGGTCGAGCGAAATCGACTTGTTAATTTTTTATGCCACGGCCCGTTTGTTCGCGCAAGAACTATTTGCGTTTATGATTGATCTTTTATTTTACGTCCGCGTCTTGCGGCGGCCCTCGGCGGGTTGGCCGGGTCGATGAATCCCATCGGCGGTTTCGGGCGTGAGTATGGCTGGCCAGTGTGGTCGTAGATCACGACCGGCGACTTCTCCTCCTCGTAAACCGTTAGTTGCGGCAGTAATGGCTCGTCATACCACCAATTCATCACTGACCCTTCGCCTGTTGCTCGTTCTCCCTGGCCTGCTTCTTCGCCTCCCAAAGCTCCCGCACGGACGCGCACAGGGAGTCGAACGCCGAGACAACCGCGTGGGCATGCCTGCCGTATGCGAAATACAGGCGCGGGTCAGCCGCCTCGTCGCAAATCTCCCGCAGCAATCGCTGGGCGGTGTGGCCTCTCACTCCCCGTAATGCCCGCAGGTAGTCGGTGTCCTCCATGGGCACGGGCTTGTCCCCGGCCTCCTCTGCATCGTCCCGCCTCACAAGCAGCATCCCGATTTTGTACCCGACCGGGGAGAGGAACAGCTTCCGCATGGTGATGAGTTGAACGCCGTAGAAGTGGTGGTCGGAGGCGATGATTTCGTGGTTGTAAAGCTGGTCGATCAGGAGGGGAGCTTCGATTTCGGCCCGGCATATCTTGTCGTGGCGGTCCTTGGAGTAGACCATGCCCCGTCGGATGGCGATGTGCTCCGGGATGAGGTCCTCCGGCTTGCCAGTTTCGTCGTTGTGCATCCGGCCCATCCCGTTGTGGTTCAAGGAGGAGTCTGCCACAGCCGGTAGGGTAGCGCAAGCGGGGATTTATGGGTTCTTTATTCCCGGCGCTGCCATGGTGCGTTGGAGATGCTCGGCTTCCGAACCGTAAACCGGCTCCCAAACTTTCCGGCTCAGAGTGTGGATGCCCTGCGCGCCCCGGTGGTGAAAATGGCACAAAGCGATGACCATCATGTGGTCTTTCCGTCCTCCGGCTCCCGTGCCGCAATGGTGTATTTCCGGGTGCGGGGCTTTGCAGACGGAGCAGCCGAGGCTTCGGACGCGCTCCCAATGCTCCCGATGGGCTTTGGCGGGCTGGTTACTCCGCCTGTGCTTCTGGCCTTTCGGAGTGACGGGGCGTCCAGTGAGGTTCATGTGGCGCCGCGATGGCTTTTCCAATCGAACACGACCAGCTTCCCGCCGTTCTCCTTCATCCGGTCGATCACACGCTCCCCCGCATACTCGGTCAGCGCGGGCAGGGCCAGGTTGCTGATGAGGATCGTCGGCAGGAGGGCCTCGTAGCGTTCGTTCACGATCTCGAAGAGGATGTTTTTTTCAGAGTCCGAGCCGTACTGGATGCCAATTTCGTCGAGGACAAGCAATTCCGGGGCGGCGAATCGGGAGAGCACCTCCTGCTCGGTCTTGCCGGAATCACGGCGGTAAGTGTCCTTCACCATGCGAAACGCCCTTCCGACGGTCATGTATGCGGCCGAGAGGGCATGCTTTCGGATGACGTGCAGGGCAATCGCGCAGGCGAGGTGCGTCTTTCCGGTCCCCGCGTTGCCGCACAGGATGAGCGAGCTTCCCGTCAGCAACCTGTCCGGGAATTCGGTGGCAAAATCCCGGCAGGTGGCGAGGGCCTTGCGGCTTTCATCGTCGTCGGCCTGGTAGTTGGTGAACGACCGTCCTTCAAATCTCGCGGGGATCGCCGATTTTGCGAGATGGTTGCGGATCTGGTATTCCTTCGCCTCCCTCGCGCGAACGCCGTTTCTCTGATCCTCGGCTCGTCCCCCCGAAGAGAGGCGTTCTTCGTCGCAACTGCCGCAGGTCGGGCTTGCCCATTCCTCGGTCAGGCGGACGACCTTGACCCGTTGATGCCCGTGTGCGGGGCAGGTGAAATCGACTTCCTTCAAGTCGCCAAGTTTCCCGTCAGGCGACGATGAATCCATCGGTCCCTGCCCGATAGTCCTGGGCTGCGAAATTGCCGTGTTTGGTTGCTGGCCGGTCATTTTTCAGTTCTCCTTTTGGCAGTGGTGTGTTTCTCCGAAGTTTTGCGTTGGCGATGTCCTGGGTGAATAACCCCCAGCCCCTCGGCTGGATGCCCTTCTCGTGCAGTCTTTTGATCTCGGGGATGATGTCGAGGTCGATGTCCGCCCCTCCGTCGAGCCATTGGTGAATCGCGCTGGTCGATTGCGTCGCCAACTGCGGGAAGACGGCACAGCCGTAGTCGTAAACCCGCTCGAAGCGTGTCTTCACGCCCGCGCCTGAGTCATCGTCCCCGTTCTCTGTCTCTGCTTTTGTCTCTGTCTCTGTCTCTGGGGTAGCGTTTTGCTTTCGCTCTGCTAGCAAGTTGCTAGCATTGTGCATCACCTCTATAAATCCTTTTTCGATCAGTGGCTTGATCGCAGTCCTGAACTCTTCGACAGTGCGACGCAAACGAAATGCAATCTCTTCGTCTGAGCCAGCTATCACCCCGCTATTCAGGTCTTGGTTTTCGCTTGCTAGCAGCCAGAGCATTGGTGCTAGCGCTCTGCTAGCGTCTGGAAGTGAGTGGAAGCGGAAGTTGTCGAGGAGTTTCTTATGGAGACGTATCCACGGTGGACTGCGATCCTTGTAGTGCTGAAATTCCCCCCAGTCTTTCACTCGGTAGTGTTGCATAGGCCATCCCCAAGCTGTTCCAGTGTTAAATGATGTGATCCGACTGTTTTGTTGTAGACACCCCCTTCGCTTTTAAGCAATAGAACTAGAGATGATTCGAGACGGACGCGCTGGAGATCAGAATCGGAATACAAGAGCACGTGCCATGCGAAGACTGACTTGCCATGCGCGTTATAATCAGCCTGAAGTTCCGGGTGGTCGTGGCGATTTGCTTTTAACCGTGATTTGTGTTGTGACTTGCGTTCGGCAAGATTTCCAGTAGCCCCGATATATACCCGCCCATTCGCCGAGCATTTGATCGCGTACACGCCGCCGCGAAGCGGCGTCAAGAGTTTACCGCCGTAATCAGTTTGGCAAGAGTTTTCGCGCGTGGCTTGGTCTTGCCTGACTCCCATCGCCAAACAGTGCATTTGTGCTTTCCAGTTATTTTGCATATTTGCGGCTCGCTAAAGCCTTTTTCCTTCGCAAGCCTCAGTATCTCTTTAATGTCTATCATGTTTGGCCTATTGCATTTCTGTTGTTGACACCGATTGCATATCAATATATTGTTCTCACAATTAATAAATATAGTCAACGCATAAATGGAGCATCAACATGACCAACATAATTCGCCCGGTTATAGAGCCTGGTATCTACTTCGACATGGATGAGGCGACGTACCACGCGGCCGAGGGGCTGTCGTGCAGCGGCATCAAGCACCTCACCGTGTCCAAGCTGAACTACTGGCACAAGAACCTGAACCCCGACCGCGAGCCGGAAGACGACACCGGGGCCAGGCGGTTCGGGAAAGCCGTCCACTCCCGCGCGTTGGAGCCGGAGCGATTTGACCGCAACTTCGTCATGAAAATCTTCCCCGAGGATTATCCGGGCGCGCTGGTGACCGCCGACGACATGAAGGCCTTCCTCGAAACGAATGGCCTACCAAAGTCGGCCAAGAAGAAGTCCGACCTTATTGATCGCATTGTCGCCAGCGGCCTGCCCGCGGTGATCTGGGAACACGAGTTGGAGCGTCACGCCGCCGAACACGAGGGCAAGACGTTCCTCGGCTCCGAAGAGTCGAAGAAAATCGCCGCCGCCGCCGCCGTTTTGGCGGAAGACCCCTGTGCGAAGGCCGCGCTGAGCGGTGGCATGCCCGAGGTGTCGTTCTTCGTCCGCGACCCGGAAACCGGCGTGATGCTCAAGGCCCGCATGGATTACGTCCGCCCCCGGTCAACCGTTGACGTCAAAACATTCTCCAACTCACGGGGAAAACCTATTGAGAAGGCGATTTACGAGGCCATTTTTTACGAGGCATACCACCTTCAATGCGTCTTTTACAACCTGGTGCGCGAACTGGCCCGTCGGCAACTCGCCGCCGGAGAGATTCGCACCCATGGCAATGTGAGCGAGCAGTGGCTCAAGGAATTCACCGAAACCGAGGGACACGGGTTTGTGCTGATCTTCATCGAGTCGTCCGCCCCGTATGACCTGCGCATCGTGCTGATGAAGGAGGCAGAGGCGGCCGGGGCCGACCTGAACGTCTACTGGTCGTCGGCTCACATGCGAATTCACGACATGAAAATTCTCTATGCCGGATGCCTGGAAAAGTACGGCGACAAGCCGTGGCGTGACAACGTGCTTCCGCACCAACTCGAAGACACCGATCTGCCAATGTTAATGTTTAGCTAGTCAACCAACTGAAAGGAATATTTATGAATCAACTCGTGGTGTTGGAGCAACTCAAGCCGCTCGAAATTTTCACGCCGGAAGGCGTCGATGACATCCTCGCCAAGCTCACCAAGGAAGCCCGTTCGCACGTGCTCGACATTTCCACCGAGGCCGGCCGGGACCACATCCGCTCGCTCGCGTACAAAATCGCCCGCTCGAAAACCCATCTCGACGACATGGGCAAAGACCTCGTGGCCGATGCCAAGGACAAGATCAAGCTGGTCGATGCCGAGCGAAAACGCATCCGGGACTCTCTTGACAGCCTGAAAGATGAAATCCGCGCGCCGCTCACCGAGTGGGAGAACCGGGAGCAGGAACGCGTTAAGGCGCACGAAGCCGCACTGCTCGGCTTTCATGCCGCCGCGAATTTCACCGGGCCGAACCCGCCCTCAGCCGAGGTGCAAGCCCGCCTTGACGGTTTGGAAGCCCTGCATGCCCGAGACTGGCAGGAGTTCGCCAAGCGTGCAGAACTCGCCCGCGACACCGCCCGCAAGCAGTTGAGCGATGCGCTGGCCGCCAGCCAGAAGCACGAGGCCGAACAGGCCGAACTGGAGCGCCTTCGTCGCGAGGACGCGGAACGCAAGCAGCGCGAGCGCGACGAGCAGATCAAGGCCGAGGCCGCCGCGAAGGCCAAGGCCGAGGCCGAAGCACAAGCCAAAGCAGTTGCGGAGGCAGAGGCTGCCAGAGTGAAAGCGGAAGCTGATGCGGAGGCCGCGCGCGTCAAAGCCGAGATGGAAATGGCCGAGCAGGAGCGCCAGAGACTTCAACGCGAGAAGGAGGCGGCGGAAAGGGAGATCGCCGAAGCCGACGCCCGCGCCCGCAAGGCGGAGGATGATCGCTTGGCTGCCATCAAGAAAGCCGAGGCCGATCGGAAGGCTGCAGCCGTACAAGCGGAACGGGACAGGCTTGCGGCCGAGGCGAAAGCCGCCGCCGATGCCAAAAACGCCGCCGAGAAAGCGGCCCGTGAAAAGGAGGCGGCGGTACAGGCCGAGCGTGATCGAGCGGAAGCGACCCGGAAAGCAGAGCAGGAAGCCACAGCGAAACGCGAGGCCGACAAGAGGCATCGGGCGAAGGTGAACAACGAGGCGCTTGAGGCGCTGAATGCGGTGATGGCCGGCGACGGGTTACTCAGTGCCGGGGCCGCCGCAAAGGCGGTCGTCGAATCTATCGCCAAAGGCCTGATCCCACACGTCAAAATCAGCTATTAGGAGATTTTCATGTCTTTTGCCATCACACCCGCCAAGCGCAAATCCGTCCCCATGCTCATCAGTCTGGCCGGGGTTTCCGGCTCGGGCAAAACCTATTCGGCGCTTCTTCTCGCGGCCGGACTCGCCGGGAAAGGCTCGGTCGGTTTCCTTGACACCGAGAACGGGCGGGGGAGCATGTACGCAGACAGTCCCGGCATCATGTCCGCGCTGCCGGACGGCTATGAGATCGCCGAAATGAAAGAACCCTTCGCGCCCTCCCGGTATTCGGAGGCGGTCGATGGGTTTGAGAGGCATGGATGCAAGGTGCTGGTGATCGACAGCATGACGCATGAGTGGGAGGGACACGGCGGTTGCTCGGACATCGCCGAGAACAACAAGATGAAGGGAACGCCCAACTGGATTCTGGCGAAGCGGGAGCACAAGCGGATGATGAATTGCCTCCTCGCATCGGGCATGCACCTGATTTTCTGCCTCCGCGCCCGTGAGAAGATCAAGGTCATGAAAGACGCCAACGGCAAAGATCAGTTCGTTCCAATCGGTTTGCAACCCATTCAGGAGAAGAATTTTACGTTCGAGATGACGCTTTCTTTGCTCCTCGAAGAAGGGACCCATCGGCCGATTGTCACCAAATGCCCCGAGCCTCTGCTCCCGCTTTTCGCCGGAGAGCAACCGCTCGTCACGAAGGAGATGGGCAGGAAGTTGCGGGCGTGGTCCGAGGGCGGCGCTCCCGCCGAGGAAAACCCGGACGTTCTCTTCAAACAGGGCACAGAGTACGCCGCCCAAGGCACAGTCTCGTACACGGATTTCTGGGAGACTCTGACGGGGAAGCAAAAAAAGCTTCTCCTGCCGAAGCACGACGAGAACAAAGAACTGGCTCGAATGGCGGACGAAAGGCAAAAACCAGCCAATGTCGCCCCGGCCGCCGGACTTGATTATTAACCAACCAAACAGAAAGGAATCATTGCATGAACACACCCATCGGACACAACAAAGCAAAAGTCGGCGGCGTTGCTGTGGATCAGTTGCGCAGCGTAATCGCGAGAATCGAGAAGCTGTCTGAAGAAAAGGACGGGATCGCCGCCGACATCCGCGACGTGTTCGCGGAGGCCAAGGGAAATGGATTCGACATAAAGGCGATCCGCACGATCCTGAAGATTCGCAAACAGGACGCCAGCGAGCGTGAGGAGGCCGAAACCATCCTCGACACCTACATGCACGCCCTCGGCATGATTCCGCAACTCGAAATGTTCGATGATGAGGAGCAGGGGGAATGAGTTGCTTTGATGATATTCCTGAAGATCGTGAGCCGTCCTACCCTTGTCGAGACTGCGACGGCAGTGGCGAAGTGTTCGTAAAGCGAGATCGTCAGGGGCGGGTGGACTACCTATCGGGCCGGGTCGTCAACAACGAGACAACCCGCTGCGACCGCTGCAAAGGCGAAGGAATCGAGCCATGACCCGGTACTCCTATCCCGTCTCCCGCAAACACCACGCCTACTCAATGGCCATCGACTTCGGCATGAAGTTCGTAACAAGAAACGGGTTCTGGTCGCCGGAGGGGTTGATGGGCATCACCGGGTCGGGCGGATACCGGATAGTCGTTGCGGATGAGAGCCACCCGCTGATGCAACCGCGAGTCGGGGACATTATCCGGTGGATCAGTTCCTGCGGGGAGCCATGGGAGGAACTTCATCACCGAGTTGTCGCCCATGGCAGCCCTGATCTTCACCTTTACGACATTGATGCTGCAAAACGAACTCTTGCGAAAGCCGTCCTTCAGAGTTCGATTTCCGAGCGCAACAGCATTCCATTCCACTGGCCGGATTGCGAACCTTTATGACGCGCCCCAGCCCGACGGGCCTCTACTGTTGCGGCTGCCAGAAAGACGTTCCGGCGAGGCTCACCGACGGCCGCGAGGTTTATCCTCATCGCCCCGATCTGTTCGGCCTGACGTTTTGGAAGTGCGACACATGCGGCAATTACGTCGGTTGCCACCACAAGACCAAGGACCGGACACGGCCCCTCGGCAACATCCCGACGAAGGAACTGAAGAACGCCCGCCAGCACATCCACCGCATCCTCGACCCCATCTGGCAGAAAGGGAAAGTGCCACGGGGCAAGCTATACGCGAAGATCGCAGAGGAGCTTGGGATTGCGGAGTATCACACAGCCGAGATCAAGACGGTCGAAGATGCCCGGAAGGTCTACGCCATCGTGAAACGACTTGCCGCTTGAATGACGGTCAGGACGTCAGCAACTCCACCAGCTTCTCACGTGCGGCACTTTGCCTGTTCAGTGCGTCCCGAAACCGCCTGTCGTGATCGGTGTTCCCGGCGATGCGGTTTTGCATCACCTCACGGAAGTGCTGTTTCGCCGCAGCATATTCTTGCCTGGCCACTTCGAGCCGGTTGTGTTCGTGACAAAAGAAGTCTTCGAGCACCTTGGCGGTCACGGCTTCACGCGCCAGTTCGGCGGGCCAACTTGGTCTTGCCCGTTCGCCGCCCTCACCCTGTTCGCCTCGCGCACCATGTCCGGGGCGCTGACTGGAACCCCGTCCAGGAAATACCCGCTCGTGCGTTCCTCCAAACGCTTGCCCAGCGTAATTCTGGCAGCCACGAGTGGGTTGTTCTCGTCCATGCCCTGCGGCGGTAACGGTTCGGCGGGCCTTCTGACATTGCAATCCTTCCTCGGCAATCCGAGGCCGAGACGTTGGCGGGCGCGGCGAATCGTCTGCCAACTCATCCCCATGCGCTCGGCGATTTGCTGGTCGGAAAGCATGCACTGGAAGAGATGACGGACGGATTTGTCGTGCAGGTCAGGGTAGTAGCGGGTCATTTGCCAGTTCTTTCGCGGTATGCTTTGCGTTTTTCGAATAGAAGTCCGGTTCCCGGCTTCGCCCGCCATTCCGGCATACCATCCTCTTCAATCTTCCTCGCTCTTTCGCGGACAAAATCCGGGTCGAATCCTGCGGTGTCGCACCATGATTCAAAATCCACCTGGAAGCGGCGGTCAAAGAACCAACGCCTCGCGTCGTTTTGATACTTGAAGCGTTCGCTGGCCGGGCAACGACCCTTCCCGCTCAAGTCTTCCAGCATCGTCAGGATTTTAGCTTTCGCAAGGTTCTCCTCATTGCTTGATGCGGTGTCCTTTCCAGTCAGCCAAACAGCCTCCTCTTTCGCCACGCCGTAAGCCGTTGGCTTGTTTTGCCCGATGCCAGCAGCGTGGCGGGCCGGACACACCGTAACACCGCGATTCCTAATGAACTCCTGCACCTTGTCCTCCTCTACGCCCCGGCTTTCGACGGGGCTTGGGCTTCCCCCGGTGCGGCAGCCCTCGCTTCCTTTAGCCGCGCCTGCGTTGCTCGCATACGGTCTGCCTGCATCGCCTTGCGTTCTTCTGACCACGGCGCGCGCGGTTTTTTCGGAGTCGGTTCCTCGATGTGAATTTCAGGCGTTGCCGGGATTGCAGCCTTGGCGAGCTTGTCGTGAATCGGAGTATTGCCGGAAATCTCCTGACGCATCTCCGGCTTCAGCTTTTGCATGGCCCCGATTATGGCGTCAATCGCCTCGCTGATTTCCTTCGGCGGGTTCTGGGCGAGCAGCCAGCCTTTCAGCAGCCACGCAGGCTCAATCGACACGACGCCCCTCCTTTGACCTGACGCTCCGCTCGGGTTCATACCCCTCTGCAGCCATGGGCGGGCACATCAACGGCTTCGTCCCGTCCGGGTCGATCTGCGCCATGAGCATGTCCGCAAGCGCGAGCACCTCATCGGAGAAATCTGTTTTCAGGGGGCGAAGGGGGAAGCGTTTGGCGTACCAGGCAGACAGGCAGGGGGTGAGGTCGCGGCGGCGACTCACGGCTCACGACCCGCCGAACTGTTCATGTTCAGAAGCAGCAACATCGGCCACATATTTCCTATCGACCAGCATAAGAAGCATATGACCGCCAGAGTTGCCATGTTCTCAAGATATGCCCAGCGATTCATGCCTCGACCACCATCTTGAGCTTGCCGCCAGCGATCAGCTTGGCGGCTGCGACCGCGTTGCGCCGGTTGGCGTAGTCCTGCTTGCCCTCAAGAAGCACTTTGCCGTTCTTGGCGCAAACCTCCAAAAACCACTTGTCGCCGCCGATGTATTTTCTCACCTGTACTTTCATAATGCATCTTTCTGTTGATGTTGAAGCTCGCGTTTCTTCCTCGGCCCCGACCTTGGCGGCTGCCATAGGTCGGCGGCCCTCTTCTCGAACCAGTATGCCCCCGCAAACAGTTCGGGTTTCGGCCCTTGCCCCTTCTGCACCCAACGGTGAACGCTTTTGACATGCACCCCTTTGAGGGCGGCTAATTCGCGGGCAGAGTAATAATCCTTGGATATCAGGCTCATAACTTGTGGTGCAGTAGACTCAAAAAATGTGTTGCGCTTGCATTTAATTTGTGGCAGAGTGGCTTCACCAAGTCAACACATAAATTGCATGGAGGCAATATGTATAACTGGCAACTCGCCACCGACACGACGACATACGAAGGTGTTTCTCGCACCCTGAACGACGCACTTGATCGCATGACAAAGTACGCCAACGGGAAAACCGAACGCGACTTCCATGTCAACGGCCACCACATGAACGAGGAGTTCGGCCTGTGGATCAGCGGCGGCAAAGTGATCCATGACAATGGTGAAGAATTTGTGCCGATGAACGAGTGGTACGCCCGGCTCGGAGGCGGAGAGCCTTCGATGGACGGGGCTGACGTGCTGGCCGAGGCAACGGGTGTCATTGTAAAAGCATTCCGGCCCCAGCCGACGCGCGGATTGGTCCCGACAAACCCGGCGACTTTTGCCGGACGTGACGGAGGCCAGGCATGATCCGCACCCTCAATCACCCCGTCACGTTCCTGATTGTTCTCGGGCTGTTCTGCTGGCTGGCGGTCTGTAGCTGGCGGCATGCCCACCCGGTCGCGATGTCCGAGGGCGAGTTCGTGGAGATGAAGCTGGCCGAGTACCATCCACCAGACAGGGGTGTCGTTCAAGCAAGCCATCACGATTGAGGAGATGACTGGCTTTGCCTTGTGGCATGGGCCGCGGCGAAACACACGCCGAAGAGATGAGGAAAATATGTTTACACGCCCAGTACTCCTGAAGAAAAACAAAAGTATTTTGAAGTGCCCAAAATGTGGCAATAACAGGCGGTTTGAAGCCCATTCCGACCATTGCTGCGAGGATAGCTGTGACGTTTGGGTGGTGTGCAAATGCGGCTATGACCCAACCACAGAGTTATGGGGCTATCGGGTTGAATCCGTCATGGGTAGCCTTGACCTGAACGGAGTTCAAGAAGCTCTGCTCTATTCGTGGAACGAAGCCTTGCGTGAGCTTGAAAACAGACAAGCGAAGAATACTCCGAAAGTCGCAGAAAACATGTTGAACAAGCAAGGAGGCGATCTGTGAAAACAGCAATGATCGAAAGCGTGGCAGACACCATTGATTTCATTCAGGGACGTGTGGTTCGCGGTTGGAACGCCAAAGATGAGCACGAACGGAGCTTTGAGCTTTCGCAGGCGCACAACATGCTTAAAGAATTGAGCCTATCGATCCGTTGCGAAATATCTCGTCTTGAAGAGATTGAGGCCAAGCTTCGGCTGGTCAATAAGGAGTTGACCAAGTGACCAAAAATGAACTGATAGATGGTTGGGCGAGGGAGGATTGGCCCCACTACGTCAAAAGGCCAAAACTGCCACAGGGCTATGAGTGGGTGTGTCTGCGGCAAACGCCAGCGCAGGGGGACAGTCCGCGATTTTGGTGGATAAGGGTTTGCTGGGCCATGAAGGACGGGAAGAAGCGAATGCTCAGGCTTCCCGGCGAGCACTTCCTAACGCCGCAGGCGGCCATCGACTACGCGATGGGCGAGGTATTCCGCCACCAAGCAAAGAGGGCACCATGATGCGCCAACCAGACACGAACTCCTGTCTTGGTAAATGGCTATCCGTCATAGCGGTTATTGCCTTGATACTGTGGATTGGAGAGATGGTTTATGATTACAGCGTTTGTAATTACCGTGGAAAATTTTGGTTTGATTGTGAGGGAATATGACAAAACCAGATACGAGCATCATTACAACTAGCACATGGTGTATGACCATTTTTTCTTTAACTGTGTGCATTTTTGATCTTCATTCTTTTGCTGCTGGGATTTCTGCGGGGGCCACGATGGTTGGCTGGCTTGTGGATGTTAAAACCCACAAAGAGAAAGGCACAAAATGACCGATTCGCTGATTGAAAAACTGGAGAAAGGCAGCCCAAAGGGAAAATTTACTGCTCCCGAGCATGTCGGGTATGCGGCTGGCTACAAGGATGCGTTCGACATCGTTCGCCAGCATGAGGCCAACCATTTTCGTGACGTCGCGAAAATGGCTTCGAGCGAGCCTTCCATGGATATTTCTCGCTTCTCCGTGCTGGAGCAGTGTTACTGCATGAGCGACGCGCCGAGCGATGACTACCCGGAAGACAAAGGGGTTTGCCAATATTGCCAGATCAAGGCGTTGCTGCGCAGTTGCCCGAGTAAGAGGCCGGATGCCGCCAAACCTAAATCCGAGCATGCTTCAGGGAGCTACTTTCACCCCAATATCAAATCTTTCCACTTGGGAACTGAAGTTCTTTCCGACGAGGAAATGGTGAAGGCCACAACCGGAAGGGCGTCTCCATCGGATTACGGCATGGTTCAGGTCTATCCATCAAAGTCGGTCCAGCCTTCTTTGACCAAGCCTTCAGTATGCGATGGCACCATTTATGAAAATCCGATCATCGCCAACTCTGGTGACATTCCGATTGTCGATGAGGCAGAATTAAAAAAGCGAATGCTCAAGGCTGATATTCACTGCCCACAGTGTGCGGATATTGCTTTGGATGCTGTCCTCCCCTACCTCCGCACTCCCCAGTCCGACGAAATGCTGAAGGCCATTGGCCGCATGGAAGCTGGTGATATCTCGCCGGTGCCTGATGAAGAGCCAGAGCCAATGTCGAATTTTGTACGCAGCGTTGGCCTGACAGAAACCAAAGGCGAATGTCAGGAAGAAGCCAAAGAACTCGGGGTGCGAGTCCCCGGCGCTGCGCCACCACATCGGCCGGATGAATTGGACATAAAGAAGCTAATGGACGACGCCATTTGCGATGCGATGAGAAAGGCCATCCAGGACACCGTGAATTACACGAAGTTTGAATGCGAGACTAATGAACGCCGAAGTGACATTTACACGAACGCTGCGTTTGCAGATGTTCTTGGACATAAGATCGTCGATCTGGCATACGATGCTGTGCGCACGTATCTGAGGCCACTTGAGCGGGAATCGGGTGATGATATGGACAACAGTTCTTCGGTTGTTTTTGAAAGCGGCAGGCAGGATGCCGATAAGGAATGGCGCGAGAAGCTATACAAAAATGGCGGCAGGGAACTGATGGATTTGCTGCAAGGCCAATATAAGAAATCACACCTGCTGGAATTAATTGGATTCAACGTGTTTGAGGCGCTGAAAAGAGCAGAAGCTTTCATTTCTCGCTATGGTAATGGAGGTGAAACCGAAGGTTTCCGGCGAGATACGCTTTATGAAATACGCAATGCGATAACCGAAATAGAAGGTCAAAAACCATGACTTTCCAGCACATGCGGTTCAACCAAGCCCAAGAGGTGATTGTGCTTGACGCCAAGGGCGAATACGAGTGCCGAGGCATCATCGTCGGCCGCTCGAACTCCAAGCTCGGCATCACTTACGACGTCATGCCAAACAGGGCCGAGTCCATGAACAAGCGAATGTGCGGCATCCCGGAGTCGCGGCTGCGATGCATGGGCAAGCCGATTCTGGCATATGAGCGTAAGCCGGAAACAGAGGCAAGGCATATTCTCGACGAGGCGTAGCAAGGCACTTTCCCCAGGAAATCGCCCCGCGAAACACCCCGAGCAACCGGTCGGGCATCTGACTGTAGCTTCCAATTTTGGTTTGCGGATCGCTGGCCGACATGGTTCTCATCAAGCTCACATCATATTCGTGGCAAACCCTTCGATAAGTTGATTGACTGAAAACTCGATTTTCTGCCTTCGGCGCAGCAAGGTTCAGCACCATCCGCTAGAATAATCCCTACAGTTTATCCAGCCAGCATTCCCGAGGAGCATTGCATGAATCGCAGGGCCGAAGTCGCAATGGAGAAGCGTGGCGATGTGTCAATGTTCATGGTTCATCTGACTCGTGATGACCGAAATGTGCGGACGGAGGAACAGGGCGGTAGAAATGCCCTTGATAATTTCATCAACATTCTTGAGACCAGGACGATTTGCGCTCTTGGCATTCACTGTTATCACGGTGAATACCTGCGAAAACTCTCTGCCGAGGATCAAAAGCAGTTTCAGGTGTCCTGTTTCACGGAAACCCCCCTTGATCAGATTGCCAAATTGCTCAATGTGGGTTCCCGTAAAATTAACCTTGAGGCATTCGGCTTTGTATTTAAACGAGAGTTCCTTTACAGCAAGGGAGCTCAATCAGCTATCTATATCAACGACTATGGCCCGAATCAGTTGCGAGACGCGGTCAACTGCATCTATGAAATCGGCGAGAAGAATGGATTTGCTGGTCGTTCATGGCCATTGCTTCCGTTTGTCAACGTCATGCACAATGGACATGACTTCATGTGGGAGCGAGAATATCGAGTGCTGGGAGATGTTGTCTTTGAACTAGAAGATCTCGTTTGCGTAGTGCTTCCAGAAGATGAATACAAGCTTCGTGAGCGTTTGGGGCGAATGGGTATCGCCGCTATCGACCCGGCATGGGGTTTCGAGAAAGCTATCATGGAACTTGCTTCTCAGCAGTGTAAAACGAGGAAGGTTTGGAAGAAGCTCTCAACCGATGCCATGAAGTCAGAATCTTCTACAAAATGATATGCCGCCGAAGGAACGGATTTGCTCCTGCCATATGGCATCTCCAATCATTTGCTGCCCTCTCAAAACAAGCTCGGCTGCCGCAACTCGTTCGCCACCGCCTTCCTCATGCGTTCCACTTGCTCACGCTGGGCGTGCTCGTGCGGGTGCTTCGCCTCGGGCAATCGTTCAAGCAGAAACCTTATCGCGGCTGTCCTGGCTTCGGAGCGAGTCTCGAATAGCTCGTCCCATATGGAGGGGGCGTTGCCGTAGCCTTCGATTGGCGTTTGGAAGCCGCACCCGAAAGCGTGAAGCCCGTTCGCTGTCCCGATGGTTATCCACGCCTTGTAGCCGTCTCTGTCGTAGAGGATTTCTTCCGGTGCGTTGACGAAGACGCCGTTGGCATTGATCGCGTCACCCCAAATGGCTTTCAGTTCGGCTTGTGCCTGTTCGTCCCGCCAGTAGTGCTCGTACTTCTCGCGGATGGCGTCGGTTCGCTCGATCAATGAATCCAAGTCGATCATGCGGCCAAACCGAGGTGCTGCTCGACCTCCGCGACACGTTCTCCAATCCACCTCATCACCGGGACAGCCATCGAGTTTCCGAGCGATCTGTAACGGGGTCCGTCTGCGGCGAGCTTGCCACGGCTTGGAACCAGCGTGTAATCATCGGGGAAACCTTGAAGCCTTTCACATTCTCGCGGGGAGAGACGACGGACGGCCATAAGTTGCTGGATAAAGTTTTGTTGCTTCATCCCTGCATGAGCGGCCAAAGCACCGGCAATCTGGCCGTCGCCACCAATATATCTCAACTCGTCTCGCGTGTTTTGCTGGAATGCAACCGCCCCAACACCTATTCCTGCCCGCCCTCCATTGGGGGTCAGAATGGCATTGGCGATGCCATCTTGTCGGTATTCGAGATGATGGCTGTCTCCTCTCCCACGAATTGCCAGCGTATACGGCACGAGTGGCGTCCCCCTTCCCGTGCCGTCCTCGCTCGCGTCAAAACCTTCGCCCCGAAGGGCGTGGGCGATCAAGCCGCCGTCGAGGTCGAAGTCTGTGCCGAGACCGCCGCCCGCGTTTCTTCGTGCAGGGATCGTGGGAGCAAGCAGTGAGTGAGGCGTTCCCGCCCCGCGACTGCTTCCAGCGCCTGCCTCAAGAGTGGCGGCAATGATTTTCCCCGCTTCGCGGATCGGCGTAATATCCCCAAGCAGGCTTTCACGCTCAAAAAGTACCGCTGCGGGAGGTCGCCAGTCTCCAAGATATCCGACAACGAACACACGCCTGCGCCGTTGTGGCACTCCGAAATGTCTAGCGTCAAGAACCCGGTAGGCGAACCCATACCCGCATTCCGCCAGCCCTCCGAGGAAGGCAGCAAAAGCCCGTCCTGTGTCCTGTGACAGGACACCGGGGACATTTTCCCAAACCAGCCAGCGGGGCTGAAGCCTCTGAGCCAGCCGAATAAATTCAAGTGTGAGGTTGCCTCGCTCGTCAGCAAAGCCCTGGCGAAGTCCCGCGACTGAGAAGGCCTGGCAGGGGGTTCCTCCGACAAGAAGGTCAATTGGGTCATAGGTGTCCTTTCCGATGGTGGTGAAGTCCCCGTGGCACGGCACCGATGGGTAGTGGTGCTGGAGAACGGCACGGGGGAAGTTGTCGATTTCAGAGAAGAATGCCGGTTTCCACCCGAGGGGATGCCAAGCTGCTGTCGCGGCTTCGATGCCGGAGCAAACTGAGCCGTACTTCAAGCGGACAGCCTTTTTGCTTGAGCTAGACGGGCGAGTTCGGTCCCGATGGCCACTGCCGCGTCGCAAACATCATGATCGGTCAGAACTTGACCCATGAATTCATGGGTTGCGACGTAACGAATCTTAACCACATCTCCCTTGCTGTTTGTCGTGGCAAGGATGTCGGTAATGGTGCAGAGCCGGGGATTTTTTCCGCGTGACAGAAATTGATGGCCGATTTTGTATCGAGGAAGGCGGTCGCCTCGCTCTTGCGTTTTGATCGTAGATGTGGTTTCAGTTGTCATAATCGCAAACTCCATTTTGCGGTTGAGAGGTGGGAGGCGTTGATAGCGCCTCCCATTTCGTATCACGCGGCCACGCCGATGTCACGCGCTACTTGCTCCTCGGTAACGAGGACGATTTCCTCCGCGCGGACATACCACTGCTTGCTCCTCCCGTCGAACGAGTAGCCCGCCGCGAGCAGGCCCCGGCGGGTTTCTTCGGATGGCTTGCCGGTGAAGGTCATGGCGGTCGCGGAGGTGTGGCGAACGATGGCTTGAATGGTCAT